TCTCGTGGCGCGAAGGCGTTTGAGATCCGCAGCGCGGATACGCTTTACAATCTCTTCGCCGAAAAACTCAATTAACTCCTCGCCCTCGTACTGGTGAGCAAGTGCATAGAACTGTCCAAACCGCTGATTATGGATATGCTCCACGAGCTGGTCAGGCGTGACCTCTTCGCCCCGTTCCTTGGCTGCGCGCATGTACATCGCCATTTCTCTAAGGACCGACGCGGCACTCTCAGGGTCTTTGGACAAGTGCGTCACTTCCATGGCTTCTCTCAACGTCTTAGAGATAGCGGTCTTGCGCTCTTCGCGCACCTTGCCAAGCTCCGTTTCTTCCTTGGCTTTCTTCTCGTTCGCCTCCTTCTCCTCGTACTCCCTGAGTTTCTGCTCCGCGGCCGACAGCTTGGCGTCACGCGGATCGGGGGGCGTCAACTCCTCTTGAATCTGCTTAGTTAGCCACTTTTCCGCCAGTTTCCGCCGATCGATAGGAAGACGCGGATCGGACAGGACAGACTCCGGGTCCTCCTGGAGCGCCTTCATAAACTTTTCGACGCCGGCCTTAGCCTCGTTCGCCTCGCGGAACTTGGCGTCGGCACCCTTCCACTTGGAATAGTCACGAGCAATGTCAGCGTCCGAGAGGCTGATTTCTTCGTTGCCGACCTTGATCTTGCGGAAGGACGGCGGCTTAGCCTTAAACGCGACTGGCGTCTCCTTGACCTCCGCTTGGGGCTGCTCCCCCTCCTGAGTTGTTGCAACTTCTGGTGCCACGGGCGCGGCTGCTAGCGTGTCAGACATTTAAAATCCCTCCGCAGTTTGTTCCTCTGGAACAGCGTCCAGAGCTTGCTGATAGTTGGCGGCGACTTGGGGCGGCGTGCCCTCAGGTACGTTCGGCATAGCCGCTCCATTGATCTCCGGTTGACCGGGCACCGGCATCTGACTCGGATCGACCGGGGGCGGCAGAGGCTGCCCCGTGAGCACAGCCGCAAGGTCAGGCGGCATGTCGCGCATTATGTCGATATGCGCTTGCACGTGGACCCTCCAGGCTGCAAGGACCTGGGGATTGTCGCGCGCTTCCTGGCTCGACATAATCCCCTTGTGATCAACGATATGCTCGCTATGGTTGTCAGTGAGAAGTACCGCAGGTACCTCGCCCTTGCGGAGACGCTCGTTCTCTTCGCGGATCAAGATCGCGTCGCTGAACTGATTTTCGGTTGTTTGATCCAGCTCGCCCGTACGCAAAAAGCTAACAATTTGCTTAGGGTCCTTCAAAATCCCGTACTGCTGCCACGCGGTAACCATCTCGTTGCGCCCCGCGAACGACTGTGTCAGAGGGTTGCCGAGGTCAACCGTAATACGTTCGACGTTCATTAGGTCCGAGGCCTTGAACTTCTTGATTTGGCCCCTACGCGACGCGCCCGTGATGTAGGCCGTCATCTCTTCGCTCGCAAACTTCTGGATGTTTGAAATCAGACAGCTACCCACTTCACCAGCCAGGTACGCGTAGTTCTTCTGCAGGTTTGATACGTACTGAATCGCTTGAGCCAAGATCACTGCGAGTGAGGTACCTGACTTCAGCGACGCGCTCGGGTTGCCCCTAGCCACATCGTTGACGCCCGAGAGGAGTTGCTGGTGATTGACGAGCAGGTCAATCATTCTGAAGTTCTCAGCGCTGCTGCCAGTGAGGTTGAGGCCCGACGGCGGGCTTGAAGCCGTCACAAGGGTTTGGCCGTCGCCGAGCTTGCGCGTCGTCAAGTTCGGATCCGCCGAATAGATGAGCTGCTTAGCGTTGTTGAGGTTGTTCGTTAGCGTGCCCGAGAAGAGTGCATCAAGGCCTTGCTGCAGGGGCAACAGGTCAATGGCGGGACTATCACCGAAGCACGTGCCAAGGACATCGCCAGCCGTGATACGGAACAGCGGCACCTTGTCGTACTTGAGCTTACGGCTAAAGAGGACTTGTCCGCCGATTACCTCGACATGACGCCCCTCAGGCATCGCGGGCGTACGCGCGTGATACATAATGAACTTGTAGCAAACGTCGTCGTCTTGACCTTCCGCAGACATTGACTGGAAAGCGCCCCCGTCTAACTCGGCGGGATCGGCATCTGCTCCTAGGATTTCGTCAGCGAACTCGGGCCAAAGCGCAGCTTCGTCGTGCTTATTAACCTTCTTGCGGATGATATGCCACGAACTCTTCTCCGTTGCCGTTGCCTTCGCCACGTTGAACGGGTTGAAAATCTCGAACATCTGGTCGCCACTCTTGATGACGCGCTGCCCGTCCGCCGTCAGCTCGTAGCCCTCCGCGATATCCCAAGAGCAGTGAACGTGCTGCTCAAGCATAATGAGCGCACCGAGTACTGCGTCCGACAGCGTGCCGTGCATGCCCTTCTCGTCTGCGTAGTATTCGGCAATACCTTTAGCGAGGTCGGACTCAATCTGGCTCTTGCTGTCGCTGTTCCTGGCTCTAGGCTGGAACGCCAGCTTGTTCTCTGTCACGAGGATGTGGAGACGGCGCACCAGCGACTTGTAGTGGTTGACCTTGATCTCTGCGACGTCATCCCCATTGCGGGTGATCCGTAGCGTGCCATCCGAGTCCAAGCCATAGAAGGCATTGTACGCACTCTCTATACGGTTGAAGTAGCCCGTGCTACGGCCCCATTCTTTGTAGTCCTCAAACTTCTCCTCAATCGCCGCGGCAATCTCTTCGATCGGGGCTGCAGCCCAGTAGTCGCTCTTCTTGCTATCCTGCATGGGTGAGCCCTTTCAGAGCTTTGACGTGTGGCGGGTCTTGAGAAACAAAGAAAACGTCCTCGCGCTTAGGCTGAGGTCTCTTGTCGGTGACGCGGTCTACGCCTCTCAACGCATAGATGCTTGTGGCTGCCGCGTCACAGTGACCGAGCGCCTCCGTGCGCTGATAGTCAGTGTGAAACTTGTTTAGGAGTCCGTACTTCAGCGTGCGAATGAGGAGTTCGCAGGAAGGGTCAACGATAGCCTGATTGTTGTGGAAGGCGGATAGCAGGAGAAGTAGCCCAGCGCCGAAGTCGTCTTTTTGTGGAAGCGTGGCCGGCAGGCCCGCCGCGGAGTAGTCGATAATTAGCTGGCCCGGTCCGTCCATAATCAGCGACTGGTGCGCCGGCCACTTCGCCTTCACGGCCTTTATAATGTCTGACGTTGTCGTGCTGCGCGGAAAAGACAGCTCACTTCTAAAGAGGACAAGGCGCGTATTGAGGTCGAAACCAACCTCCAAGAACACTGTCATGTCCCTGACACCGCCCGTGTCGCCGAAGAGTCTCCAAGCGACGTGCTCAGCAGTTACAGGCTTGACGTGGCGCTCTTCCTTGAAGCTGGCGCACATGGCACGCGTCGCGTCGATAATGATTTTACAGAAGTACTCACGCTGCGCGGTCGGCGAGTCTTCGCCCCCTACTTCGTCCAGTAGGCGCTTGCGCTCCTCAGGACTCAGCGACTTGTCCGCGTCGATCGTCAGCTCTAGGTAGGTGCCGCGCTGTTTCGCCTTATGCACCAGCTCAGACGCCCAGAAGTGCTCAGGACTTTCGGGCGGTGTGGACGGGAAAACCAGCTTGAAAGGCCTGTTTTTCGTAGCTGGAATAATTACAGACCGATAGAGGTAGGCGAGATTAGCGACAAACGCCGCCTCGTCTACAATCAAGATATCTATGATATTCCCGCGAAGGCCGTTGCGATTCTTGTCCAGCCCTACAAGCTTGATGACGCTGCCATTGGGGAACGTGTACGTCTTCCGCCCCTGGTGATAAGTCGGCATCAGATGCTCGGGGCAGTCCGCAAGCACAAGGTCAATGATCGGCAACAAGAACTCAGTCAGGTCGCTGAGAAACGCTGTCGCGTACCGGATATGCTGCCGACATTTGATCGCCTGCTCGGCCGCAAATACTACGCAAGTCGTCGTCTTCCCGATCTTGCGCGCGATATTAGGCACAACGATTTCACGGCCTGACTTGTCCAGCAGGTCTTTGATGACCTGTTGCTCAGGGCGCAGCTTCCACGATAGGTTGCCGCGGACCCATAGCTGCTCAACCGCTGCTTGTCTGGCCTCTGCGAGCATTAGGGCTGCACCGACTTCACAATGGCAAGGAGTGCGGCTTCCGACAGCACCGCCGCGGGATTGGTTTCGACTGTCTCGTCTTCGTCTGCTGCTTCGTAAGTTGATTTACTTTCAACGTACTGGTGCAGCTCAAGCCACGTCTTGACTTGATCGCGCGGGTCAAGTGTCGGTAATAGCTTTAGGATTTCGGCGATGGGGTTGACCTTGTTCTCAAGCAAGACCTCTCGCACGCAGAGCATGCTGCTGCGATTCTTCTGGCCCTTCTTGCGTCCCGATCCAGCGGGTTTCGCCATACCTTTTTGAAAACTCATTTGAGATTTA